TCGTGCCCTACACGCTTACTACGTGAATGTCCGTATACACCGCGAAGAGATGGTGTGTGATGTCATCGAGGTACTGGATGCCAACAAGCGTTCGCGCCTTGATGCCCACATGCCTGTGGCTACATACAAGATGGAGGACTTACCCGAGGGTGTCGCGGGTAACCTTGCCGCCTTGAGTATGGTGGACGATGGTCACTACGTAGATGGCGTAGGTATGCGGGTGGACAGCGCAACCTTTTGGGTGCAACGATGAGCAAGCTCATCTACAAAGCATCCGAGCGTTACAGTCTCGGATGGTCTGACCCACGCGAGGAATTGGGTTGGCAGACAGTCGAGCCGCCTGACAAGACAGTACGTAGGATACTGAGTGGGGACATACTCCCCGAAGATCAATACGTTGCGATCAGGACGGTGATGCAGTATGACATACGACATGCAAGCGCAGGGCGACTGCCTGAGATGGTGATGAGTAAAGTACACGATGACAACATATACCGTGTGAGTGTCTTTCCTGATGGGATAGATATTTTATGTTTCGGGTTATCGAGTATTGACTCAAACATCAACGGCCACTATGATCGGTCGGACGATCTACCTAACTGGGTAAAGGAACGTCTTGCCGTGTTAATGATTACGAATGGTATACCGCCAACACAAGAAGTGGCGGGTGTCGGGCGTCGAATATCAAGTCATGTCTATTGGGTGTACGCACCTGAGATCACATCTTGATGCGTTGGTGCGTGCGCTTCACGTACCTAACTTTAAAAGGAAACGAAGATGAGAAAGAAGACAACCACATCACAGCGCATTCGCTCACTGATTGATAGCGGCTACAACAACAAAGCCATTATCGAAAAGATCAAATGCAAACCGCAAGCTGTGTATAACATCCGATACCAAATCAACAAGGCACGAGGTCTTGGCTCGATTGGTGAACTGCCGAATCCTACGAACGGCATCGGTGCGCCGCCTAAGCGTACGCGCAAGATCAGGGCAGGGGAACTGGCATCACTGCCCCCCTCCAAACCCGCGATCAACCCCGCGCAAAACGCATGGCCTTATGACGCACCCGCGCTCCAAGGCGCAGAGCCTTACATGCCCATCACCATGGTCGAGCCGCCTACTCTGTGGCAACGTATCAAGGGGTGGTTCCGTGGCTGATACCCCCGAGGTCAAGGTCAAGAAGAAAGTCGTGGCTGTTCTCAAGGAACTCCGCGCCTATTACTTCTACCCCGTCACGGGCGGGTACGGCGGCAGTGGGGTGCCTGACATTGTTGGGTGCTACCACGGCAAGTTCTTTGGTATCGAGTGCAAGGCCGGTAAGAACAAGCCTACACCACTACAGCAAAAGAACTTAGACAGCATCAAAGCCATGGGCGGCGTTGCGATGGTCATCAACGAAGACAACATTGACCACGTACGGCACCTACTTGGTGAGATGTAATGCGCAAGCGTAGCAAGTACCGACCCAAAGGGGTGATCATGAACCCAATCGCATACGTGATGGAGAGCATGACCCCCGTGGCGAAGCACGACAACTTCTTAATAGACCTGAAGATTAAGAACCACATGGCCATGACCAACCTGACGCAAGGCAAGGCAACACGTGAAGACATGGATACGCTGATACCCATGGCCAACTTTGTGGAAGCGTTGTATCGCATGGGGTTTGGTTGTGACTACGCAACAGAGGTGAGTACGGGGCTTGATGCCTTGCATGCAGTGGGTAAGCGCGGCGCTGAGAGTGGACGGTTTATTTTACGTTCGCAGGAGATGAGAGCCCTGAATACCCTGATGGAGTTACACGATGCACAGATGGACGTGATCACAGTCAAGGACATGGAGCGTGCATTCAAGATCGTGGACGAGGAATATAAACAGCGCAGGATGCGCCCTATTGTGGAGAGGCAACATGACAGATGACGAACGAAACCTTGACCTGATGGTCGCTGAACTGGAGAGTGAAAACCGAATGATGAGGGCACGTAATGAACGACTGCAACGAGAACTTGACCAAGCACTTGATGACAACGCACGATTCAAAGTCACACTGGAACGCATCATTGCCGTATCCAAGTTGGCCTTTCGGGACGGTGTGTCCGAAAGAGTTGGCGAAGTGGGGACGCAAGCACAAGATGCAAACATTGGATGACGTTGAGGAGGCACTGATGTGATCGCAGATCGAGGATGCGCAGAACGGGGGTGCGCATGTTATGACCCCCGCATTGATAAAGATGGAGTTCAAATGGTAGAAGCGAAAGCAGACGAGTTACAAGCAGGCGGCGACCATTACAAAACTATGGAGATACAACCATGGCATGTGATGGCGTCAGTGTTGACCCGAGAGGAGTTCATTGGGTTTCTCAAAGGCAACATCATTAAGTACAGCATGAGGCAGGGCAAGAAGGACAGCCCTGATGCTGACAAGTGCAGACACTACATGCTGAAGTTGCATGAAGTGTTAGAAAACTCTTAACAACAAGGAGAACGAAGATGACAGACGATATACACCTGCGCCACAACTGGCGCAATACGATTGAGACTGATGGTGGGTACTGCCCTGTGTGTGATAGGTGGGGCAAGATCAACAAGGTCAAACTGACTGGCGGCATGGCGCGTTCACTGGCGTGGCTCGTGAGCGTATCAGCGGGTGCGGCGAACGGATGGGTCAACACACGTGACAACGTGCCACTGTTCATGTTGCGCTCTAACTCTATTGGGCACCTCAAGCATTGGGGCTTGGTGCAAGCCCGTGAGCCTGACACACCCAAGGTCAAGACAAGCGGTGTGTGGCGAGCTACGTTAGATGGGCATGACTTTGTGCACAACCGACTGGCCGTACCTGCACATGTTTTTGTGTACAACGATGCCGTTGTGCGGCAGAGTACAGAGTTGGTGAACATCATTGACTGCTTTACTGAAGACTTTGATTACCGCGAAGTGATGAACTCGTATTTCCCAACAACAGAGGCGCAAGATGGACTTGATAACGATTGACTTTGAAACGTACTATGACCGCGACTACTCGCTGTCAAAGATGACAACGGAAGAATACGTACGCTCTGACCTCTTTGAAGTCATTGGCGTAAGTGTGAAGATTAACAACCAAGAAACGGAGTGGGCAAGTGGAACACATCAACAAATCAAACGGTGGCTTCAGAGCAATTTTAAATGGGAGCGGAGCTTTGTCTTGGCGCACAACACCCTTTTTGACGGGGCTATCCTGTCTTGGCGTTTCGATATTAGTCCTCGGGGTTGGCTTGACACTCTGTGCATGGGCCGTGCCCTTCACGGCGTGGAAGTTGGGGGTTCGCTTAAAGCTCTTACTGAGCGGTATGGGCTCGGGGAAAAAGGAACAGAAGTCGTTAACGCCCTCGGCAAAAGACGACTGAGTTTTAGCGAGGAAGAGCTCGAACGGTACGGTGACTACTGCATCAACGATGTGGAACTCACCTACAAACTCTTTAACATCTTGGTCAAGGATTTCCCCAAGCAAGAGTTGCGTGTGATTGATCAGACCCTGCGCATGTTCACTGACCCCATGCTTGAACTGGACGGCGACATGCTTCAGCAACACCTCATCGGCATCAAGCAGATGAAGGAAGACCTGTTGACATCCTCGGGTGTGGACAAGGCTGAACTAATGAGCAATGACAAGTTTGCTGAACTGCTCAAATCGTTTGGCGTCGAGCCTCCAATGAAGACAAGCCCTGCTACGGGTAAGCAGACCTATGCGTTCGCCAAGAGTGATGAGGAATTCAAAGCCCTTGCTGACCATGAAGATGTCAGGGTGCAGACCCTTGTCGCCGCCCGCTTGGGCACCAAGTCAACGCTTGAGGAGACACGCACCCAACGGTTCATCGACATCTCTAAGCGCGGTAAGTTGCCTGTACCGATTCGTTACTACGCCGCACACACTGGACGGTTTGGTGGTGATGACAAGATCAACATGCAGAACTTACCAAGCCGTGGCAACAATGCCAACAAGCTCAAGAAGTCAATCATCGCGCCCGAGGGTTACACCATCATTGACGCTGACTCCGCACAGATCGAAGCGCGGGTGCTGGCATGGCTGTCGGAGCAGGAAGACTTGGTAACAGCTTTTGCTGAAGGCAAGGACGTGTACAAGAAGATGGCCTCGGCTATCTACGGCAAGCCTGAGTTTGAGATCAGTAAGGAAGAACGGTTCGTGGGTAAGACCACAATCCTCGGCGCGGGTTACGGCATGGGTGCTGTGAAGTTCCAAGCCCAACTCAAAGGCATGGGCGCTGACGTAGACACTGATGAGGCAAGGCGCATCATTGACATTTATCGTCGCACTAACGATGCCGTGGTTAGGTTGTGGCGTCAAGCTCAGAACGCTCTTGTAAACATGTCACGTGGTGACCCCGCACCGCTTGGCCGGGCAGCGGTACTTGAGGTGGTGCCCAGTGAGTCAGCCATACGCCTACCCTCGGGTCTACTGATGCGCTATGACGACTTGAAGTTTGATCAGACCGAGAAGGGTATCGAGTTTCACTACAAGACACGCAAAGGTCGCACCCGCATCTACGGCGGCAAGGTGATCGAGAACGTATGCCAAGCCATCGCACGTTGCATCATCGCTGAGCAGATGCTCAAGATCGGTAAGCGTTACAAGGTTGTGCTGACTGTGCATGACGCGATTGCCGTATGCGTACCGGACGCACAAGTTATACCCGCAACGCAGTACGTTGAGGAGTGCATGCGGTGGGTGCCCGAGTGGGCAAAGGGTCTGCCTGTGAACTGTGAATCAGGCAGTGGTAAATCTTATGGAGACTGCTAATGAG